AATCTTTCTACTTATACTGATGAAGAACTCATTGCTGAAGTAACAGATTATTATCCTGAACTTCTTGGCATTGAGGACTGATTCTCAACAGTTTCAGATGGACCGTCGATGAGATTGCTGCCAATGACCTATGGCACCTGGACCCCAGATTGCAGAAAAATCCATTATTGTCAGTTTCACACGAGACTGCAATGGGACTGCATCCTGCGGGGAGGGGTGCCTGGGTTGCAGGTAGAATCAAAGAAGAAACAAAAACTCTTCTCGGTCTCATTATGTGTCCCGCATAGGACTCAGGGGGGTTGGTGCTTTCCAGGAAAATCCATTCTCACTGAGTCCAGTTATGCGATGTGCCACTTGTACTGGTGGCACACTAAAAGAGCACAGACCCCAAAAGGTGCTATATTAAAGGGGTGGTGAGGGAAGGGCAACCAACCCACCCCACAAACGTCAAACTTACTCCAACTCAAATGACTGTTTCTTTCTCTAAAGACGTTATGCTCGGTATGCTCCGCAAGGGTCAGACTGGAACTCAGATTCTGAACATTCTTGATGTGATTGTTCCTCAAGATGTTGTTGAGATGACTCGTGAATACGTTTGCGATCAACTGGGTATTGCTGATTGTCCCGAGAATGATGATGAGATTGAAGCATACCTTGCTGCAGTCTGATTAAATCTGGGGAGATTCATTTCTCCCCTTCCTCTTCTGTTTCATTATCTTTGATTCCGATGTTTCTTTCTTGTCCTGTTTCTCACGATTTGATTGATGCCGAGTGGTATCAAGATGTAGACAACGCAAAAGAAGATGCACTTGATTGGAGTGTAGAACTGTCTGGTGAAACTGTGTTTGTTTATCAGGCAGTTGAGGGTGAAGATGGAGATTACGAGTTTAAGAAACTCTATTCTGTCTGTGCTTGATGAGAACCAAAACTCTCACATTCAAGGCACCGAATAAGATGCGAACTATAATTCTTATCTTTGCTGTTGCATTTATTTTCTCTCCAAGTGTGAGAAACTTTACTGCAAACACACTTTACACAGTTGCTGACATTATCAGCACAAATCGGTGAGTCCAGTGATGAGACATGCCACTTGTACTGGTGGCACACTAAATGGGCACTGGCACTTTTTTCTGGTAGATTAAGAGGGTGGAAGGGGTCAGTCCCATCCGAGTCCAATTCTTCACTTCTTGTTATGGATCGTCAGCAAGTTATCGCAAAGATTCAATCCATTCTGAAACTGCAGAATGGAACTTCTTTTGAGGGTGAGGCAGATGCTGCTGCCAAGATGATTGATAAACTGTGCAAGCAGTATGGTGTAACGATCTCCGAAGCAACTGAAACTCAAGTTCTTGATGAGTCTTTTGCTTCTTTCAAGAGAATCAATGTTGCTCTGTCTACTCTTGCCAATGCGATTGCAACGTTCTATGATGCAAAAGCATACCTGAAGAACGGAGATACGAAGTCTCTGCAAATCATCGGTAGTGAAGCACAACAAATCCAAGTGCGACTCTATTATGATTACCTGGTGCAGGTGATGGAGAAAGAGGCAGAAGTTGCACATAAAGCAGAAAAGATTATGTGCGACCTGACTGGTAAGAGTGTTTCTCGGTCTTTCAAGTTGAACTTCCGTAAGGCATTTGCAGATAAAGTTGCAGAACGTCTGAAGGAAATGAAACTCGCAGAGAACCGAGTTCACGATGATGCCGATGCAGTGAAAAACAAACTGTCTCAGATGCGATTCGGACGTGCCAAGAAGATGAATGGTGCAAACGGTGCTGGTGCTTATGCTGGTGCTGGTGTTGGTGGTTCTGTTTCTCTGAACCGTCAAGCATCTGGTTCTGTGGCAAAACAACTCTGTGGGGTGTGAGTTAATCTCACCCCCTTCTTTTCCCTTTTATTCTTTCTATGGAACAAATTAAAATTCTAAATGAAATAATAAAAGAAACGGAAATTATCTCTTCCGAGTATAAGCAGGTTGAGTATTATTATGTTTATGCAACATTTTTCTTTGATGGTAATTTCTACATCGGGTCTAGGATATCTAGAACTACTCCAGAAACTGATGTAAAATACATTGGATCTTATAAAGATAAAGAACTTTATAAAGATGGAGAAAAAGTAATCCTAAAAACATTCTCATCTGAAAGTGAGATGATTTACTACGAAACCTCCCTCATAAAAAAGTTCAAGGATCATCCAAAATGTATTAACGTAAATACGACTCCAAGGACTTGCACCAAGGTTTATTCATCTAAAGACTTAATTAGTTCTAAAGATCTTAGAACTATGTTTGGTTTTTCGAGTGCAAGCACACTGTGTAATTGGATTCATCTTACTGGTATTGAACGAGTTAAGATGGGGAGATCATATTATGTTAGTTCCAATGATGTGAATAAACTAAATGAGTTGTCAAATTATATTAAGTCTGGAAATGGATATGAAAGTTATTTGAAGTCGCAAGGAAAAACAGATAATGAAATAGAATCTATTCTTTCAAAAATTAGAGGAATCTAATTTTTATTTTTGTCCCTTTTATTCCTGATACGATGATGACTGAACTTTCCATTGGTGAGTGCAAAGTAATGTGGGTTGTTGGTGCATTGCAACGACTTGCGACTTTGGGTATGATTGGTCCTGATATTCCACTGAAACTGACTCCTGAGGCAGTGGATGATTATTTGGAGATTGATAATCATCGGAACATTCTATTTGAATCGGACTTTGAGATTGCATCTATCTTCACTGCACTTGCAAAAGATGAGTGTGATGAAGAACCAGAACCTGAGGATACTGAAGCAATCATTGATTTGATTCTTGAGTATAAAAACAATCGCACTGAGATTGTTAAGTTTGCACTGTCCCACCAAGTTATTTGATGATGTTTGACCTTCTAAAGTTTGAACCTCACAACATTCCGAATGCGATTGCTGCAAGGCATAAGTTTGAGAATGATTGGGAGATTAGTGTAGTTGCTGGTCCTGGATTGTATGGTAGAATTGATGAGGAAACTTATGAAGTTGGTATCTTCCGACCGAATGGTAATCTTACTGAAGATGTTTCTGGATGGAATACGAAACACGAAGTTTCCGCGATGATGTGGGTGCTGTCTCAACTCTAGTCTCTTATACGATGTGCCACTTGTTCTAGTGGCACAGTAAAAGAGCACAGACCCCAAAAGGTGCTATATTAAGAGGGTGGAGGGAGCAGGGATGCCTGTCCCACCCGAGTCCAATTCTTCATTTGATTCAAGATGACTGCTGCTCAACGGATGGAAAAGCAATTCTTCATCAACTTCATTACTCTGATCAATGAAGTGCAGGGTAAGCAAAAACTTCCTTCGCAGATTGTTGCTTCTCGTAAGTCTGCTTGGGTAAAGCAAGTTCAAAACCCCAAACAGAAGAAAGATGCTCTGACTCTTGTGTAGTTTCATCTCTTTCTATCTGTCCCACATAAAAACAATCAATGCTGATTAAAACTGTTTTCGACGTTCAGACTCAACAACCTGGATACGCAATCTGCGATCCTAACACTGAACGTTGCGGTTTTGTAACTTACAATCTGCTCAATGCAATTCGAGCAGGGCAATGTAAGTCTTTCGATGAAGTAAAAACTCTGATCAATGCCTAAAATGTATCAAGTTTCTTATCAGATTCCCTACAATGATTGTGAGTGGAGGGAACAATTCTTCAATACTCTTGAGGAAGCAGAGAGAATGGTAGAGTTTTACAAGTCTTGTGGATCTCCTGCTAAACTGATTGAACGTCAAGTAAGCAACTGAAATGACTGATGATGCACAAAGAGTTGCAGCATTACAATCTCTTTTGAGTGATGTTATTCATTCTCTTGAGATGACACAGTATGACATTGATGATGCGACTGTTTCACATGATGTAGTTGTCAAAGCAGACAATTACTTTCAGCAAATGTTAAACATTATTCACTCCAATGACTGAAATGATTTTCCGATTCACACCTGAAGAACTTGAAGTATTGCAATCTCTGATTGGATTCTTCAATGATGAAGATGTACCAGAATGGATGAATCAAGACGCATTTGATTCTTTATTCAATAAAGTCATGAGCAACTAGAATGTATCAACCAACAAGAACTGAACTGTTAGTCGAGGCACTTGAGTTTTATATTCAAAACCTCAAAGACCATAATTGCAATCAAGCAGCAATCGACGCATATACATCTCTTTTGAAAGAGATTGATGTTGACAACTACTCTGTGATTGATTAAATGAAACGCAAAGAAAAACTTCAACTTCTGTCAAAAGCACAAACTGGCACTGAACTTCTCATTATCCTGAACTCCATCAAATGATTCTTCTTCAAAAACAAGACCACGGTTGTGTTTATACAATCGACCCTGATTCACAAGAACTCTACTACGCACCGATTTATACTAACAACACAGTCAATCTTTCCGAATTTGCCCCTGTTGACTTAAATGATGTTGATGAGTATGATGTACTGACAATTCAACAAGAACTCATTGCCCTAAGCAAATGAAACAAACAGTCAAAGACGTTATCAATCAACTTGAAAAACTTGATCCGAATGAAACAATCTTCTCAGTCATTTATACTACACAGAACATAAAAGAAGATTTGGCACATTATGATTACAATCGTAATGAAATTGTTTATCCTTATACTGATGAACTAGCAGAACAAGTTCTTATCAATCTAGATTGTTATGATTCAATCTATGAAACAATTTACAAGAGTGTAAGAGATGAAATGTCTCATCAAGTAGATCAACTCTCAAGAAAAGAAAATCTTACACTTGAATCAGCATCTTACTAATTCAATGAAAGAAACATTTGTTAGGTTAAACAATGATCAGATTGAATTGCTACTTTATTGTCTAGAACAACAAGAGTATGAATTCAATGAAACTGAACAAACCTTATGCGAAGAGATCATTGATACTTTCACCTCTGCTCAAGTAGAACTTAATACCTAATGCTATGAAGCAATCCATACCAATTCTTCCTAATATATTCAACTCGATTACCTTATCAGTTTGTTTATCTTATATGTTGATTGGTATGAATTATATGATAAATGAAGAATTGGTTAAATAAATGTTAATTAAAAAAATGTATTAAAAAACATATATCTGTGTTTTGTTCTTTTTCCACAACCCTGTGGAAAACTATGTGTTATGACTGTCTTATAGGTATTATTGACTCTTATATACTCTCTAATCGTCTCATAATCCTTTTAGTTATTGCCGTCTAAGCGTGCATTGTATCATAAAACCCCAGAAAAGTCAAGGGCATAAAACCACTCCCTGAACTGGCACACTATAACTCCCCAGCACATCTTGATTCTTATGTCAAGTTCGTGTATGATAAGTTATAGCAATGGATCTCATAAAACTCATACGTCTTATGAGACTCGGAGGATTTTTATTTGTTCGTCCATGAGACTCGGAGGACTTATGAGATTCATTCGTCCAAGGACACTTCGTGCTCTGTCCATTCGTCTTATGAGTCTTATGCCATTCGTGCTAGATTTATAGGGCGGGAGGAGAGGGAATTCGTTATAAACACCTAGAACTTATAAGAATTGCACAGGGGTCGATATAAAGTTTTCCACAGTTTCCACAATAGTTTTCCACAGGGCTGTGGAAAAAGTATAAGAGTTTTCCACAGGTATGATACCCCCCATACAGTTTCTTATAAGAATCACACAGTGTTGTATAGTGCCTTATGTTTCGTCCTTGTGTGTTGACAACTCGGAGGATTCGTCCTATGCTTATACCTGGGGTAGGGTTTTATATTCTAATCGCACAGTGATACTTAATTCGTTATGTATGCCCCTTCGTTATCACTAATACCCTGGTAATAGTTTTTTATTCTTTATACCCAGTATAGTATATTATTATTCGTTATTGTTCGTTATAAGAATAAAACAGTGCTGTTTAATTCTAATTGACAGTGATTTGCGATTGTTGGGTATTATAATAAAGAACCGATGCCCCCCCTAAAGTAAAAACGACCTACTACCCTAATCTATAAAAGTATGATTGTGCCTTTGAGTTTGTCTTTAAGAAAAAAAAATTCTCTAAGTACGAGAACCACGCATAAGGAAGAATTAGAGTATATCGGAATTGTACTCGGAGAACTTATGAGATTTGGGGCACAGGGAATCAAAAAATTTTTCCGGAGGGGTAAAAATGCCTCAAAGGTTGATATATAATTGGAAAAGAATAAACATGGATAGATGTTAGAGATCACCGAGTATGAAAGAGAGTTGCTAATCGAATGTCTACAATTTAGATTAGAAACAGATAAGACAGTAAATTCAAATGGAGTGCTAAGAGAGGAACTGGAAGAGTTGCTCTTTAAGGTAGAAGAATCTAATGACTACGTATAATATAGAGGTAAATGGTATAACAATCGTTGAGAGAGTGAATCCAGAAGAATTAGATGATATGTTGAATCAAGTCAGGGGACTTGTGTGGACTTCTGGTGGGAATGATGAGAGTATTAAAGTTATTCTAAATAACACTGAAAACCCATTGCAATGATTGATTTGTAGTGGTATAATGTAAACGTCGGAATTTATTTTTTATGTCTAAAGGATTTACGATTAAAGCAGCTTCACCTATTAAAAATCAAGAAGAAGAATTTGATATTGTAGCAGCACGAGAAGCAATCAAAGGAAAATCGATTGTTTTTTGTCTTCCAGGTAGAGGTTGTTCATATACATTTTTAAAAGCATTTGTTCAGTTGTGTTTTGACCTTGTACAAGCAGGTGCAAGTATTCAAATTTCACAAGACTATAGTTCAATGGTAAACTTTGCACGTTGTAAGTGTCTTGGTGCGAATGTTCTCAGAGGTCCCAAGCAAGTTCCTTGGGATGGCAAACTCAATTATGATTATCAACTCTGGATTGATAGTGATATTGTATTTGACACTGAGAAGTTCTATCGTCTAGTAGCAATGGATCAAGATATTGCTGCTGGTTGGTATTGCACTGAAGATGGTCGCACCACATCAGTTGCTCACTGGTTGGAAGAGGATGATTTCCGCAATAATGGTGGAGTCATGAATCATGAAACTCTAGAGAGCATGAGCAAGCGTCGCAAACCATTCACAGTTGATTACACTGGATTTGGTTGGGTACTTATCAAGAAAGGTGTCTTCGAGAGTCTCGAATATCCTTGGTTTGCTCCCAAGATGCAACAGTTTGAATCTGGTGAGGTTCAAGATATGTGCGGAGAGGATGTCTCATTCTGTCTTGATGCCAAAGAGGCAGGATTTGAGATCTGGTGTGATCCTAAGATTCGTGTTGGACATGAGAAGACTAGAATCATCTGATGCCCTTCTAGAACCGTCTTATTGACGTTCTGTAAGATTCTTGGTATGATGCCCTTATGGAGATTTCAAGGTCTTCTGAGGGCATTTTAAATGCTTAAAAAAACCGTTTAAAAAAACCGTAAACGAAAACCAACTAGGAGATTATTACAATGGCAGTGAAAAAGAGTGCAAAAGGTGGAGCAAAAGTTGAATCAAAGCCCAAACTGACTCTTCAAGGTGCAGGTCGCAATACTAAATATAGTGCTACTAGCCGTAATAAGGCACGTAAAAAGTATCGTGGACAAGGAAAAGGGTAATGTATCACTTAGACGTTAATGATGAGTGGAATGCAATTCATCATGACGATCTATGGATATACAATAAATTACAATTAAGTCGGGTTTTAGGGTATAAATGTGGTCCAATTGGGTCTACAGTCCCTAAACCCGACTTTTATATTGTTCGACCTTCGATCAATTTTCTTGGAATGGGTCGGTTTGCTGAAATTTTATGGATAGAAAAGGACACGGAGCAGTTTCATCCATCAAATTTTTGGTGTGAAGTGTTTAAAGGAGAGCATTTAAGTGTTGATTTTCATTACACAGAAGCAAAATTGGTCGTAAGGGGCATTAAAGATGAAAATGACCCTCTGTATAAGTGGCAAAAATGGGAAAAAATTGATAAGAAGATCGGATTTCCATCCATTTTGAAGAATTTAAAGGGAAATTATGACTGGATTAACTGTGAATTCATTGATGGGAACCTAATTGAAGTTCATGTAAGGCAAAATCCTAATTTTAGATACGGAAATACAGTTGCAATTCCTGTATGGGAAGATGATAGACAAAAAAATGACTCAAAATTAAGTTATATAGAGGATTCTGGTTATCTAAGAAAGGGATTTTATCTAAAATAAATAGTTTTTCGGAGAAAATAGGAGGATTTTGTGAATTGGAGAGGTTTTCAATGGGGAATCACCTCCTATTGGAGGTATACGGGGTAGAATTCTCTCTACTCAACGATGCAATAACCCTTGAAAGGGTTATGAAGAGGGGTATTGAACGTGCAGGGATGACAGTTTTAAATACTTTTCAGCATTGTTTCTACCCTCAAGGGTGTACAATAGTCATAGCACTATCAGAAAGTCATGTATCATGCCATACTTGGCCTGAAAATGGGTGTGTTGCGATAGATGTTTATACTTGTGGTCCAGGAAATCCTAAATTGATAGCATTAGAAATGCTAAAATACCTAAATTCGGATAATTATAATCTTAGATATTTGCATCGTTAAATAAATGTAGGGGAGATAGCAACCTCCTACAAAAAAAAGTTCTGTTTTTACCAAAAAACAGGAGCTACCATGTCTAATTTACCAGTTGATAGAGATAAAGATTATATGTATGAAATGTGGGGGACTAAAAAACTAGTTACCGACTATGAAAAATTAAATAATTCAAGACATGATTTAAAGAAACAAACTGAGTTGCACGAAAAGATTAGAAATGATGATGATTATGATGACTGGGAGTACGGAACAGAGCCAAGTTATGGAAAAGTGATCTAAAAGTATTATAGATATATTAAATACGCATTTATTTGGATGGCATTGGGGATTTCAAGAGCATTTAGAGACATTAGTTTGTCTTTTGCTAGACATCCTGTAACAAATGATATATTGACAATCAGAAATGAAGATGCAATTAAAAAATCTGTCACTAATTTAGTAAGAACTGAAGTCGGTGAAAGATTTTTTAATTTTTCTTTAGGTTCTTCGGTCAGTCAATCTCTATTTGAACTTCATAATCAAGAATTGGGAATTTTATTAGAAGAAGAGATTAAAACATTATTAACAAACTATGAACCAAGAATAAAAGTTAGAAATATTTCAGTAATTAGTGATTATGATTCTAATGAGTTGAATGTTGAAATGGAATATGACATTATTGGTCAAGGATTTCCAAGACAAAAGATAGAGTTTATTTTACAATCATCTAGGGCATAATGGCATTCAACCAATTCACTAATTTAGATTTCTCCGATTTAAGGATTCAGATCAAAGATTATCTGAGATCTAATGGGAATTTTACGGATTTTGATTTTGAAGGTTCTAACTTTTCAATTTTAATTGATTTATTAGCATATAATTCATATATTACTGCATATAACACCAATATGGCAGTAAATGAATCATTTTTAGATAGTGCTACTTTAAGAGATAATATTGCTTCTCTTGCAAGAAATATTGGATATGTACCTAGATCCAGAAGATCAGCAATAGCAAAAGTAAGTTTTAGTGTAGATACGACTGGATTTTTAGATGTTAAATCGGTGACACTTAATGCTGGTATATTTGCATTGGGTGCAGTAGAAGGTGGTAGTTATATTTTTTCAATACCTGAAGACATTACAGTTCCAGTTAATAGTTTTGGTGTAGCAAACTTTACAGAAATTTCAATTTACGAAGGATCATTCTTCTCAAAAAGTTTCATTGTAGATGATTCTCAACCAAATCAGAAGTTTATAATCCCAAATGCAAATGTTGATACTACAACTATAAGGGTTTCTGTAACTGATTTAATTAATGAGGAATATATTCAGTATCAAAATATTTTTGAGACAAATAGCACTTCAAAAATATTTTTAGTTCAAGAAATAGAAGATGAGAGATATGAATTAATTTTTGGAGATAATGTTTTTGGCAAAAAACCAGCAAATGGAAGTTCTGTATTTGTATCCTACATTATAACAAACGGAAAGTCCGCAAATGGATCTGCTAACTTTACATTCTCTGGAATTTTAACTGATAATAATCAAAATAGAATAACAAAGGGTATATCAAGAATAACGACTGTAATACCAGCAGAGAATGGGGATGATATAGAATCTATTGATAGTATTAAATACCTTGCACCAAGAGTGTATTCATCTCAATATAGAGCAGTCACAGCTAATGATTATAAAGGATTGATTCCTTCAATATTTCCAAATATCGAATCTGTTTCTGCGTATGGTGGTGATGAATTAGATCCACCAGAATATGGGAAGGTGTTTATTTCAATAAAACCAAGACAAGGAAAGTTTTTATCAAAAATAAGTAAAGAAGAAATAAAGAAAAAATTAAAACAATATACAATAGCAGGAATTAAACCAGAAATTGTTGATTTAAAATATTTGTATGTTGAATTAAATACAAGTGTATATTATGACAGAAGTGCTGCATCAAACATTTCAAATTTAAGATCAGATGTCATTAATACATTAGAAACATATGGATCATCATTTGAAATCAATAATTTTGGAGGAAGATTTAAATATAGTAAGTTAACATCTCTGATAGATAGTGTTAGCACTTCTATTACATCAAATATAACAAAAGTAAAAATACGAAGGGATTTGCAACCAGTATTTAACAAAGCAGCAACATATGAACTTTGTTTTGGAAATCAATTTCATGTGAAGAAAAATAATATAAAAGATAATCGTGGATATAATATAAAGTCTACAGGATTTGGAATTAAAGATGTGGATGGAACTGTGTATATGAGTGATGTTCCAGTTGATGAAGAAAGGGGAGAAATATTCTTCTTTGTTTTAAAAAATAATGAACCTTTTATTATAAAAAATAACGCAGGTATTGTTTATTACAAAAAAGGTGAGGTTTTACTGGATACTGTAATAATTACTTCATCTTCTAGTCCAAATGGGATTGAAGTTCAAGCAATTCCAGAATCAAATGATGTGATTGCGTTAAAGGATATATATTTAGAATTAAGTATGGATAAACTGGTTGTAAATATGGTAGAGGACAAAATTACTTCTGGTGAAAATACATCTGCTACTGAATATATTGTAACTTCTAGCTACACAAACGGAGAATATACTAGATAAAATGTCAGATATAAAGAGAGTAAAGATTCAAAATTTTGTAGAATCTCAAATTCCAGAGTTTCTTAACGAGGACTCGCCCCTATTTAAAGAGTTTTTAGAGCAATATTATATTTCTCAAGAACATCCAACTGGAATAACAGATCTAGCCTCAAATTTACCTAGATTTAAAGATTTAACAACATATAATAATGAATTATTTTTCTCTGGGTATATTCCTTCGCAGACTGTAGGAAAAGTTTTAGCCTTTGATGATGTAATAACTGTTTCTCATACTATTGGTTTTCCATCTAAGTACGGATTAATAAAAATTGGAAATGAAATAATTTCTTATACCGAGAAAACTGATAATAGTTTTATTGGTTGCTTAAGGGGTTTTAGTGGGATTCGTGATTTAAATAAAACTTTAAGGTCTCAGGAAATTAATTTTGCAACAACAAAGGCAGAAGAACATCAGAAAGATAGTCAAGTAATAAATTTAAGTTTAATTTTTTACAATGAGTTGTTTTATAAATTTAAATCTCAGTTTTTACCTGGTTTTGAAAATAGACAATTTGTTCCGCAAGTAAACATAAGAAATATTTTATCCAGAGCAGTAGATTTTTATACAACAAAAGGAACAGATACATCATATAAACTTTTATTTAAAGTTCTTTATAATGCTGATATCAGCATTATAAAGCCACAGGAATATTTGTTAAGACCATCAGACAACAATTATTTCCTAACTAATAATATTTTAGTAGAGCAAATTAGTGGATCAGATCCATTTCAAATCAGAGGAAATACTTTATTCCAAAATGTAGATGGAACAGAAGTCAGTGCATCCATTTATTCTATAGAATATAGACCAGTTGATGAAAAGGATTTATATGAAATATATCTAGATTCCTCTTCATTTATTGGAAATTTCAAAACAACTAAAAAAACAAGAGTATCTAAAGATACGGAAATTGCAAGTAATAATATCTTTGTAGATTCTACAATTGGTTTTCCACAAAGTGGTAAAATTTTTGTAAAATCAAAAGAATTAAATGAAATATTTGAAATTTCATATGAAGATAAGACCAATACTCAATTTCTTGGTGTTAGTGGGGTAATCACCAAATTAAAATTTGGTGATGAACTTTATGAATCAAATTTTGTCTATTCTTACTTAGAGGATGGTAGTAAGATAGAATTTCGTTTGATAAATGTAATTGGAGAAATAGATACAAGTGTATCTACAAACCTTTCTGTAGGTGATAAAATAAGGTTATCTTCTTTTGGTGCAGAGTTAAGTGATAAACCAGAATTTTATAGTTGGATTTATAATATTCCATCATCTCATGAGATTATATCAATAATTAGAGCAAATGACTCTACCGGCAAAACATGGAGCGCTAGAACTTTTGATAATATAAAGTTTTATATTGGAGAGGAATTAATATTAACAAATCCAGATGATGAAAATGATATAGAATCACCAGCAACGGTTTCTGATATTTTAAGTGAAAATCAGATCGAAATTTCATCAATATCAGATTTATCTAATAAAAAGATAATCAAAAAAGTTATTAAGACAGGGAAAAGTGATCGAGATCAAAAACCAGAAGTAAATATTATCCCAATAAATGTTCAAAACACCTATATTGATGATTTAGATGAATATTATTATGTTTCATCTTCTGGTTTACCAAATTATATTATTGATTCAGTAGAACAAAAAATTTCTGTATCTACTGCATCTGGAGTTGGAAAAACAGATACATTAAACACAAATATTGTTCATAATTATTATACTGGAGAAAAGATATATTATTACGCAAATACAAATTCTGGGATTTCCTCTGGAATTTATCATATTACATGTATTGGAGATACTAAAGATAGTAAAAAAATTAAATTATCATTAAGTAAAAGTGATTTATATTCAAAAAAATATGTTAATGTAAATTATGGAATAGTATCTGATTATTTTGTAAAATTAGATTATGAAGACAAAATAATTCAAGATCAAAAGATCCTTAAAAAATTTAATTATGTAAAAGGGGAAAATATTCTTACAGAAGTATCAAGTAGATCTACTAATAATAAAAAAGTAGGTATGCTGATAAATGGTGTTGAGATGTATTCTCCAACATTATTTGATGAAAATATTTACTATGGAAAACTAGAATCAATTTCAATAACAAACAATGGAACTGGATATGATGTAATAAATTCACCACAATTAGAAATTACAGATGTTTCCGGAACTGGAGCATCTGGTTTTGTAAATGTTGTTGGTTCATTAAAAGAAGTCAAAATAATTAGTCCAGGAATAGGATATCAATATAAACCAAAAATTAAGTTATTGGGTGGAAATGGATCTGGAGCAATAATAGAGTCAAACTTAGTAAGATCTCAAATTACATCTGGATTTAAAGGTGATGGTATTGGAGTAAATCCAACTACAGATACCATAACATTTTTTAATAAGCATAATTTTGATGATGGGGAATATATCATATATGATGCAAATGGAAATTTGCCATTAGTCCCATTAAAAGAGAATGCCATTTATATTGCAGGTATTGTTGATGATAATAGTATTAAACTGTATGAATCACTTTCAGATGCATACAACAAGCAAAATAACATAAATTTAGTCGGTATAAGTTCTGGATTCCATTACTTTAAAACTGTAAATTCGAAAAACACTATAACTAGTGTTTATGTAAAGAATCCTGGTCAAGGATATTCAAATAAAATAATTAAAATCCCATCTATATTATCCTTTGATAATGATACTAATGGTGTTAATACATTTGATTACTATATTTTTGCAAAAAATCATAAACTAAAAGAAAAAGATTTAGTTAGATATTCAACTACAGGGACAGCAATTTCAGGATTATCAACAACATCCGAATATCTTGTTTCTATTGTTGATGAGAACAAATTTAAATTATCATATGCAGGAAATGGATCAGATGTAAATGAAGAAAATTATAATAAAAAAAGATATATTAGATTTTCTTCAATTGGAACAGGAGTACATAGTTTTTCGTATCCACCAATAAGATTATCAATAGAATCTTTATCTGGTATTGCTGCAACTTCAATTATTGAACCAGAATTAGAGCCAATAGTTCTTGGATCTGTAGAAGATGTATTTATTGAAAATAATGGAGTAGGATATGG